GTCCAGAGCCTGCTCCATGGGTTCCACCTCGGGTTGACTTGCGTAAGCGATCGGTGCCAGTCCGGCCACGTTGATGTGAATGGAACTGGCATTCGCGCATCGGCGCTCGGCTGCACGCAGGGCATCCTGCCACCCGTATGCTGGGTTTAGGACTCCGCGCCGCAGGTTTCCCTCCACCCCCTCGTTTTCCAGGTCCGCTGCGATATCCTCCGCGAACCGAACCAGGTTGTTTAGACGCTGGCTCAGCTCCCGGATTCGATCGATGATCCTGGGTGGCTCCAAGGGGATGTTTCCTGCTCGCATCCGACTGCCCGGGGGCGCCCCCCCGTTGGGTATCTTTCCTCTCGGCATCGTGTACCTGTGATGCTTCGGCTTGTTGCGTTTGGTTTTCGGGATTTGTTTCACCACTCGCTACTTCAGATAAGTCGTTTTGGATAGGAGCCGCCTCTACAGCTCGCAATTCACCTCTCAACACAGCCGGAACTTTGATGGGTTGTTCCGGAATTTGGAGGGCGGGCATGCTCTCTATTGGTCCCTCGTACTCATCGAGCGCCAGGCAATATTCGCGCAAAACATCGGCATCTAGGCCGGTGTCCTGCGCAATAATGCCGAGAGCATGATCCTTGTCCTCCACCTGTGGCCAGGGTGCATCACGGAACCTCTCGGTTCTAGCCCAGTACGGGATATCCTCCATTTCTTCTGTCAGCACTTGGTCTGACAGTGGGGCATTCCGCACCCAGCACCTTGCCCAATTACTGATCACAGGTGTTTCGGGATCAGTAACCAGATACCCTTGACATTTACGGCGCCCCGCCAGATAGATATCTGACGTGGAGTCGACTGTCGTGTGTATCTTTAGCAAGGTTCGCATCGGGCTTTGCATCGAGGCGGCAGTTGTCCAAGGGTCAACGAAGACTCGGGAGTAGAACGAGACCCAATCTCCTGGTTTCGCTCGTTTATCGACTTTGAGCACCATCCCCATGTTGGCAGCGGAAATGGCAAACTCTCGATCTGTTGTTAGCGGTGGGTGAACGCCGTCGTCACCTCCAATTAGGCCTATAGCGCCGAAGGCTTCTTGTGGTGTTAGTTTGGCCCAACGGGCGACGGCATACGCAAAGAAGGCATGGATGATTGTATTTCCATCGGTTGTTTGGGGTGAACCGGACAATCGGGATGCACCAGGATAGTACTTCATGGTGTTCTCACCCGACCCGATCA